ATCCGAACCAAGTTCTTCTTTGGTACGCTTTAATTCAGCCGATAACTCTTCGCCTTTTAATTCAGCGTTGATGGTAATCGGTTCTTTATTAGCGTCAAGAACAAAAGCGAATGGAGTTTGAACAGTTGGTGCTGGAATTTTGTTGAATTCCAATAACAAGTTCATCTTTTTTCTGTAACCTTCTAAGTATTTCACCTGAGAAGTTCTCATGAATTCTTTCTTTTGAAGTTTCAAACCAAGTTCTTCTTCAACAACCATTACAATCATTCCATTTCCTTTTTGTGAAACTTCTGATTCAACGGAAACGATTTTTACGTTACCTGATTGATTCAATTGAACGGTTGATTTAGCCTCACCTGATTGACGTTTCGCCAATAATGCTTTTAAATTACTCATTTGTTTTAGTTTTTAATTGTTACGACATTGTAACAAAACAAAGGACAACAAAGCCCTAAAACTCTGTTGTCCAGTTGTGAGCATAATGAATCATGTATGCTACTCTCCCAATGCTATCTTTGTAAACCTAAAAACAAAGCAAAGGGCACAAAAGCACCCTTACTTGATTAGTAAATAGCAATATACCAATTCTTTGATTCATCCCAGTTTGATGTTTGCACGATATGGAATTTTATTTTCTTTGATTTGAATTCAAAGAATCCACTCATGCTTGAATCAAATGTGATTTCTCTTAGAAAATCCCAGATATACATTGGATATAAATCATACAATCTGTCTTTGTATTTCTTTTTAGGACATAAGAATGTATGTTTTCTTTCCATGTATTCTGTTAGCATATTGTCGTTGTTTCCTTCAAGTATTATGAAGGATTTCATGTTTTGAATTTTGAAGTAAAGTTTTTCTTTATCTTCTATCAATCCACGATGTAGATTAATCTTTAAATTTTTATGCATAACTATTTAGTTTTTAATTAATAAACAAAGGGCTGTAAAGCCCTTTGTTTATCATTACATCTGTAACTCCCAAGTACCGTCATACTTGCACTCATCACCAAAGCTGATATGACCTTGTAATTTACCATTGCCTTCCAATGATTGCTCATTGATTCCAATAGTTATACTCGGTCTGTTCAACTTCATCTTGTCTGCAAATGATAATGCTTTGTATCTAATGACAGCTTTTGCATTATCAATGCTTGTAACAAGATGTTTTTCGGTTACTTCTGCAACATTGTTGTTTGTTCCAAAGATTGTAACATTCAAGTTCCCGAATTGCTCAGGAACGATAACAGCGAATTGATTTTTCATAACATTTAGTTTTAGGTTAATAATCAAAGGACATTAAAGCCCTTTGAGTAATAGTTACGACAACTTTTCGATACATTCTTTAATCATTTGATGTCCTTTTACAGACTCTTCATAAGTTGAATATCTTTTTTGATATCCTTCTAAGTCTGGATCTCCGAACACCATTGTTTCGAACATACAATTATAAACACCAACAAATACTGTTGATATTATCGTTGTTCCAAAGTTATCTTTAGCAATTATATCATCACTGATGTTTTGCTTTAGATACTCATCATAACTAACCTTTACAGGTTGTTTATCTTTTAAAATGTAGTACATAGTATTTAGATTTAATTAATTAATACAAAGGGCTGTTAAGCCCTTATGTTTACAATTCAATTGTGATGTTTCTTAATATGGTTTCATAATTTTCTACGATTGAATCTATTCTTTTTTCAAAGTCTTCAATTGTATAAACATCATTAGTCAAATCATTGAATACAGGAAGGTTTACTTCTTTTACTGTATTAATAACATCTTGTTTGTTTTCAGTATTTAATCCACCGAAATATTCCAGTAAATTACCTAAAATGATTGTGTTTTCCATGTTGTAATAGTATTTAGTTTAAATTAGTTTAATTGATACAAAAGACAATAAAGCCCCTAAACATTATTGTATTTGTTTAGCCGACAACAAACGGCTATTAATTATTATCATTGAGAATCAATGATAATAATATATTTATCCGACAACAAACGACTAAGTTCACCTAAATACGTTTAGATTCTTGACTATCTCATTTATTTCCGCTAACTTTACAAAGTCTTAGGACAATATCACACATCTTTACATCGTATATAATATTCTCAATAGATAGTAAAGCACACATAATTATAACATTGATTAACGTAGATAAGGGATTACCTCACAAGTAATAGATTGATTATATTATAGTTAATTAGTTCTACATAATCGTCAAAAATGATTAGAATTTATCATTATTAGACGATATTTTTTCCAAAATGAAAAAATTTTTGATGAATTGATGCCTCCCTGTTTCCATTTTGATTTTATTATCGGGGTTTTTTAGTGATAACCTCCGTACCGGGGTATCACAAATATAATTTTCAGTACTATAGGGGGGGTGTTTGTACTGTAAAGTTTACGCAATGGGGGTTAGTTATGTAATTTTTGAATATGGAGAGGATAGAGATGTTTGAGCAAATGGTTAAGGAGTATTTGGATGTTGAGTCCAGGTTGCTTGATAAGGTATTTAGTGGATTATTGAGGAGGGGTGTAATGAGGGATGATATTGAGAAGATGAATGTAAGGAAGGTTTTTACGTTTGGTAGTATGAGTTATGGATTAGTTGTACGATTAGGTGAATCTGATGTTATGGTGGGGGTGGTAGAAAGGGAGATGAATGTTGAGGGGGGATATTATAAGGTAAAGTTTCAGATTAGTGATAGGGGTAGGGAGTTTATAGATCAGGGATATTTGATGTACGAGAATATGGATGAGGAGACGGCGCATGCGTTATTGAATAGTGAATTAAAGGATATGGAAGGTGGAGAGAGGATTTACCGGTATGAGGGAGATACGAAGTATTATGGATGGTTTTTAAGTTGGGTAAGTAATACGAGGATTATGGTAAGGATTGATGATGTAGATACGGAAGATAATGCTATTGGTTGGAAGAGGGGTGTTGTAGGTAAGGATTAATTATTATCTTTGGAATAGTTTTTTCTTTGTTTTAAAATCGAACAATGTTTTATGTTTTGCAAGAAGTCCAGGGGGTAGAAATATCTTCTGGATTTTTTGTTTTATAGAAAATTAGTTTTGGTTTTTAAGAATTAATGGATAGATGCAGAAATAACCTGTTAGGGCAAATACTGCTGTTGAGGAAATAGCGATAAAGATTATTAGATTTATTTTCATAATTATTTATTTATATGTTTGCCAACCTTCTTTTGGGATATAATTAACTGGACCGAATGATTGGTGGAAGTTTATAATTTGTATTTCTGTAACAGAGACTTTTTCGGAAATCTCTTTTCCAAATCTCTTTTTATACGCTTCGATTAGATTGCTGGGTATCGTTTGGATATCATCCCAGACAGTAATTGATTCTTTTTTAAAAATTGTTTTTAGTGTTTCGGGCTTTTTATTCGTTTTGTTTTCTTTGTAGTATGAAACTTGGAGATCACAAATAATAACTATTGGTTTCTGCATAGGATATGTTATTAAACACCGAACCCCCGTTACCGAGGGTTAGATGCGAGAGAAGCGTTAATCCATCGTGGGTAGCTTAAAAGAAAGCTGAGGATTTGCCGAAGTGTCAAAGGTATTATTTTTTTATATATATTTGCAATGAGAGTAAAATAAATTATGTCACAAAACAATTACACCGTAGAAATTTTTAGCGAGAATAAAGGCGCTAGATGCAATGATCGTTTATATTATCATTGTCAAAATACAGGTCATTGGAAAGCCGTTGTAGGTTATTCCATTCCTGAAGAGATTACCGCTATATGCAAAAAAATTATGGAGAATGAATTTCGCCATAAATTAGATGCAGAAGTGTTAGTCATAAATTTATTGAGAGAATTAAAAATTCCTCTTATGAATAATCACGTTTAATTTAAAATTAATATTATGTCACAAAAAAAAGTAAAAGCTCCGAAGGGATTAAAAACTGTAAAAGCTCCAAAGGGAGTTAAGAAACTTACACCAGTTAAAGGACCAAAGAAAATGAAATCTCCTTATTAATGATTTCGTATCGTATTATTAGAAAGTCAAAAAGTGAATCTTCTATTGAAAAACATAGAAGATTTTCTCGTATTATAAGACGTAAGCCTCATTATTATTTTTATTTAGGAACAAGAATGAGATTTCTTTTTTTTGATTTTCATGCAACACCAAAAAATAAAACTGGTTTAATAACTGATGAACAAGAACCATGTTTGGGACTTTAGTAGATATTGAGAATGATGGAAATGTATTCCTACTGGACAAGACAATTTCTCTTGCCCCTAAACTTTTTGCTGTCTATAAAGACAAGAACATGGGTTCACGAATGGTTCGTTGGATAGTAGCCGTTGAAGATTATAAATCTATATATCGTAAATTACCAACAGAGGAACGTGAAAAGCAAGCCTGTGAAAACTTATTAGATGGTGAAACAGGATATATGCGTAATCCAAAAGTTAATCTTGCACGTGAAGAATATCGTAAGTTACAATACGATCCATTGCTTGACCAGTATTGGGCAATGACTGATAAGATGAATGAGATTACAAAAATATTTCGAGGGATTAAAGTTGATGCAAAAAATTTAGACGAAGTAAACGATATGGCAATTAAAATGGAAAAAGCTGCTGAATCAAGAGAGAAATTAGAAAAACGAATTATTGCCAGTTTAGAAAAAGGTGTACAGATACATGGTAAAGAAGAGGAAGCATTATCATATCAAGAGGAAAAACTTAGAAAGAAAGAAAAAACAATGAAAGTCTGATACTAGCAGAAAAATATAGCCCGGCTGTTCATGATCCTCTTCGTTATTCTTTACGTAAGGGTTCTGCTGATTATATGAATTGGTGGAGTGAACAGTATGACCGATGTATAAATGGATATACTCCAAATGGAGGTACTAGAATGTCGGGAGCTTACTATTTTTATTTAAATTTTTGCAGCATTGATACTTTTGACCCAAAAACAAATCGTAAAAAAGTAGGTCATCCTTTTTATCGTGACCAAGATCACGAATATTATTGTGAAATTGAAGAAGCTGAAAAAGGAGCTTACGGTCTTATTGTTTTAAAAGCAAGACGTAAGGGTTTTTCTTTTAATAATGCTGGACTATTACTTCATGAATGGTCATTTTTTCCAAATAGTGTTTCTGCAGTAGCTTCCGAAAAAGAAGATTATGTAATGGACTTTCGTGCCAAGGTCATGAAAGCTTACAATAAAATAGATCCATACTTTAAATTAAAATCTTATTCAAAAGCAGAAGATGGTTCTTTAATATCTGGTTATAAAGAAAAAATTGAAGGTGAATGGGTTCCAAAAGGATTACAATCAGAAATGCACTTTCGTATAGCAAAAGATGAAAACTGTTTTCGTGGACTTTCATTAAAATGGATGTTTATTGAAGAGGGTGGTGAGGTTTCAAAACTTAAAAAAATTTACCTCAACTCTGAAGAATGTTTTCGTGAAGGTTCTAAACAGTTTGGTATTCCAATTATTGGTGGTACTTCAAATCAGATTTCCCATGAACATAGGGATTTTCAAGATATGCTTTATGATGCCAAAAAGTATAATTTAAAACCAATATTTATTCCAGCTTCAAAAGCTTATGTCGGATTCTTTGATATGAGTACAGGAAAGTCAGATGTTGCTGGTGCAACAAAAGATATTGAAAAACGTTTGGCTGAAAAAAAAGGTGATAAACTTGCGTACTATACTTTTAAACAAGAGATGCCACTTAGCATGGAAGATGCTTTTGTGTCACTTGGTAATACTCCATTTGATCTTGATAAAATTAATAATCAAAAAGCTTATATACTTACCGATACTTCTTCCCGAAAGGTTGTTCGTGGTCGATTAGAATGGCCCAGAACAAAAGAAGGTAAAAGTGTTGTTGGTGCTAAACCTGAATTTATTTTTGATGATAATGGATGTTTTGAACTTTTAGATCCACCACTTCCGTTGGATGGTTATCAATTTGCTCACGTAGCGGGTGTTGATAGTTACAATATAAATGATGAGTTTGAAGAAAAAGGTTCAAATGATAATAAATACCGTTCAAAAGGTTGTATGTATGTGTACCGTAGGTTCTTAGGTGTAAATACAGTTGGAAATATTCCTGTAGCAAAGTATTTGGACCGACCTGCTTCAAAAGATACATTTTGTGAAAATTGTTATAAACTAGCTGTTTACTTTGATACTCAAATACTTGTAGAAAATACAGATGATTATTTTTTAGGATGGTTTAATAAAAAAGAAGCGTTAAGATACTTAAAAGAACGACCATTATCTTCAGATGCTCCCTATGCAAAGCCAACAAATCGATATGGAGTTAATATGTCGGAATACCAAAAAAGTCTTTTAGTAGATTTAATTGCAGAATATGTGCGAGATTATTGCGATAATATTTTTTTTGTGTCACTTTTGCATGAATTAGCTAAATTTGGGACAAAGAATACGGATGAAGCAATGGCTTTTGGATTATGTTTGATGCACGATATGGACATGATTAAGCTTATTGCTAAGCCTGTAAAAGAAGAAAAAGAAGAATCATTATTTGGTTTCCATAGGGATAAAGATTCAGGTAAAATTACTTATGTGGGAATGAATAAATCTGGCTCTAAGCCACCAACATTAAATTATAACTTATGATTTTTCCTAGACAGTCAATACCAGAGAATAAAAAAGATGAACAATTTCATCGTGATTGTATTCTTGCAACCATAAATTATCATCATGATTATGGTGTTTTTAGAAATGAAAATATTAAAGACCATGAAAATTACCAATTAGTAGATGGTATTTTTGACCATAAGCAATTTCAATATATGACCGACACTTATGGAATTACTGCTCCTGCACGATTAGTTAATTGGCCGGTAATTGCTCCACGATTAGAATTACTTGCTGGAGAATTACTTTCACAAGGTTTAGAGTGGACAGTAAATGTTACTAATAGAAATGCTATTGCAAGAAAGAATGAAAAAAAGATTGGTGTCGCTGTAGAAACATTGCTTCGTCCTATACGAAGAGAGATGGAAGAACTACTTGGTGTGCCAATGGAAGATGAAGATGTTGGAGAAGAAATTCCAAAAGATATTGAAGAATTTTCCAATATGAAATTTAGAGATGCTGTTGAGGTAAATGTTAATGTAGGATTAAAATTTTTAGTTCAAAAATATAGTCTTGACCATATTTTTAAAAGAGGTTTTTATGACCTTTCTATTTGCTCAAAAGAATTTTATAAAGTTTATATAAAAAATGGTGATCCTTATGTTGAAAGGATTGACCCTAGAAATATGATTTGGGATAAAGATTCTGAATCAGAATTTATTCAAAATGCTTCACTTGCTGGACATAGAAGATACTATGCAATTAATGAAATTCTTGATAGATTTAAATTAGACAAGAAACAGGTTGAATGGCTTGAAGATTTATCAACACGTGACCGTTCATATTTTGACGATTTAGGATTCGGTTTTGATTTTTATCGTTTTGATGATGGTGGTGTATTATCTGTTTGCGTTACTGAACTTCAATGGCGTTCAATTAAAATGATGAAGTATAAGGTTTCTAAAAATCCTTATGACGAAGAAACTCCATTTTATAAAATGATGGAAGATGATTATGAAGGTAAAAAAGGTGAAGATATTCGTGAGTATGGCTGTTCAGATGTTAGACAAGGTATTCTTATTGGTCATGAATTATTACTTAATTGGGGTAGAAAACCAAATCAATTTCGTCCAGAAGAAAACTATCAACATACAACTTTAGATTATTACGGATGTATTAAAAATAATTTTACAAGTGTTACATTATCGCCAGTTGATGCATTAAAAAATGTTCAATTGATGACAAACATTGTTTGGTATCATATTGAAAAGGCTTTAGCTGCTTCGGGTGGTAAGTCGGTTGTTTATGATGTAAGTCAAAAGCCTGAGAAGATTCCTTTAGAAGATGTTTTTTATCATGCCAAGAACTCAGGACTTATCCTTATTAATAGTAAACAAGAAGGTAATAAGTATGGAGGAAATGGTTTTAACCAATTTCAATCTGTAGATTTTACTTTATCAAATAGTGTTCAACAGTTAATGAACCTTCTTGCATTATTAAATGATACAGCAGATAGAATGACAGGTATTAGTGCTGCACGATCAGGAATAAATAAGTCTGGAGATTTGGTTGGTGTAAATGAAAGAAATGTAATGCAATCTACATTAATTACTGCTCCTTTATATGAAATACATTATAAGGTTGTTGGTGATGTTTTACAAGCCTGTGCTAATATTATGCCTTTTTGTTGGGGTAATGAAGGTCGTATGGTTAATGTTTTTGGAGATACCGGCATGGAAACATTTCATATTGATAAATCAATTGCTAAAGATGAGTACGGTATTTTTGTAAAAAACAATGCAAAGGAACTTTCAGATAGAAAAACTATGGCTGCTTTAATTATGCAATATGCTAATTCAGGTGCTATTGATCCTTCAAGTGCTATTCGTTCTGTTCGTGCCAGTTCTGCTACTGAAATTGAAAATATTATTACAAATGGATTCAAACAAGTTCAAGCACAACAAACTCAAATTGAACAACAAAAGAATGAATTGATTAAACAATCAAATGAACTTACTGGTCAGGCTAATGAGTTGAAAAAGTACGATATAGATATGGATTCTAAAACCAAAATTGAAGTTGCTCATATTATGAGTGAAGGTAGGGCTATTAGTAATGACCAGTTAATGCGTGGAGCAAAAGAAACTACGGATATGAAAAATCGTACAAAGATTGAAGAAACAAATTTAAAGATTCAGTCTGAGCGTGAAAAGATGATGGACAGTAAAAACAAACCAGCACCCGATAAAAAAGCCCCTACAAAAAGTACTTCAAAGAAATAATTATATATATTTGTATTAAAGAAAAAGAAAAGTTATGGCAAATGAAAATGAAATGAACATTGAATTAGCAAAAAAGTTTGCTGAAGAAGATGTAGATATTGAAAATAATATCGATGCAAATAATGGTAGTGAAGTTAATAATAAAGGTGAAGAAATTAATTCTAAAACCGATAATAGAGAAACTGAAAATACCGATAATGATGGTTCTTTGACATGGAGTGATTTTAGTGATTCAGCCGATGAAGATGAAAAAGGGTTTGATGAAAATAAAAGATCCAATAATAATGATGAAACTAATGAACAAAAAACTGTTCGATTAGAAGTTGAGCAAAACGATAATTCTGATAATAAAAATTCAAATAACCAAAAGCCAGTTATTTCAAAAGAAATTTATACTGAACTTGGAGTTGAAGAAAATGAACCAATCGAAAAAACTGTTGAGGCTATTAAAAAGTTAAAACAAGAGAATGAGGAACTTCGTATGAAGACTACTCCTTCTAAATTTGACGAACAGATTTTAAAATTAAATGAAGTTCTTAAATTAAAAGATGATGCTTTGATGATTAAGGATTTAGTCCTTAATGGTATGAATGAAGAAGATGCTGAAATTGCTGTTGAAAAAATGGAAAACAGTGGTGTTCTTGTTATCGAAGCTAGAAAATTGCGTAATGGAATCAACGGATACGTTGGTGAACTAGAAAATAAAAAAAAGGAAGAGTACAAAGAATCGAGTTCAATGAACGATAAAGATTTAATGTATTCTAAAGAGAAACTAAAAAGTCATTTAGAAAATACTCAAACGATGTTTGATATTAAAGTGGCTAAAAATGATTCTGACCTTAAAAAATTTCAAGGTTCACATTATGAATACATCACAAGTGGTAAATTTCTGAGAGAGATTACTGCAAACGAATCAGAGTTAGCTGAAATAGCTTTCATCTATCGTAATAAAAATGTGATAAAGCAAATATTAAAAAGTCGTGGAGAAAACTCTGCTACTGCCAAACTTTTGAATACTCTAAAAAATGCAGAAATGCCAGGAGTAAACAAAGTAAATGTTTCAACAAGCAAAGGTGCTTTTGATCCAAGAAGGTTTGTAGGAGAAGATTAAAAGATTGTATTTTAGGTAGCCGATTAAATTAAAATGTTTAATCAAAAACCAAATTAAAATGCGTACATACAAAGGTTCTTATGGTAATGAAACCATGGAAAGTAATGCTCTAGTGACGAATCTCTTGAAATTTCCTGAGATCGAGCGTAAATTAACTCGTCAATTTCCACAATACTCTGTTGCCTATTTTACCGAAGGAACAGGTCGTTTTGCAAAAGAAAAATTAATCGGTGATGTAAAATTCTCATGGCCAATATTAGGTCGTACAAATCGTCCATCGACTTGTACTGGAACTTCTTCTGGTGATGGTTCAGCACATGCTTCAGCAACTGTTGAATTTGAAGAGAATTATTTCAATCCAAATGACGTAATCAGATTTGCTGATGGTAACCAAGGTGTTATTATCGGATTACCTGTAGCTTCTGCGGGAGGATATACCTATACTTACAAACTTCAAGATTCATCAATTATTGGAACTTCAGCTGTTGCAGCTGCAGCTCTTTTAGCTGGTGTTACTGTTGGTAAAATTGGTACTGCATTTACTGAGTCTTCTGAAAAAGGATACGAAAACCACGTTTATCCAGACTGGTATACAAATTACATTGGTATCAATCGTAAGGCTAGAAGTATTTCTGGTTCTGCATTGACTGATGTAACTTGGATTGAAAATGCTGGAAGCCGTTTATGGTATTTCACTGATCAAATGATTGCTGAAGATGATTTCCGTTACGAAAAAGAATTAGATGCTTGGTATTCAATTTCTACAATGGATTCTAATGGTAATCCAACAATGTTCGATACTAATGGTCGTCCAATCATTAAAGGTGATGGTTTACTTCGTCAGATTGACTCTGCAAATATTGATACATATAATGGTATATTAACTGAACAACGTATTCAAGATTTCTTGATGCAATTGTTTTTAAATACTGGTAAAAAAGGTCAACATTGGTTAGTATACACTGGTTCTGGTGGACGTGTAGCTTTTGCTAATGCTATGAAAGCATTTGTTATGACTAACGGAAATATGATTTACAATGCTGCTGTTGGTAAGGAAATGAATATTGGTGTAAACTTTACTTCATACAATGCTTTTGGTGTTAGTATGACATTGGTTGATGCTCCAATCTTTGATGATCCAAACATACACGGAAACAATATTGATGCAAATTCAGGTTTACCAAAGGAATCTTTCCGTATGGTATTTATGAACTTTGATATGGTTGGTGGTGAATCAAACATCGAGCGTCTTGTTAAAGGTGCTGAAGGAATGTCAAGAGGATATATCTGTAAGTATATTGCAGGTATGGTAAATCCATTTGACCAAAAAACAATGATGTCTGCCAATTCAAGTGACTCATTTAAATGTGAGTATTTGACTGAAGGTGGTTACATCATCAGAAACCCATTGTCTTGCGGTATGCTTGTAATGGCTTAAAAGTAAATTGAATATAAACTAAAAAAGAAAAAGAAAAGTTATGGAGAAAGAAAGAGTAATTAGTCAGGCATTAAAAGATTTATTGCCGACTAAAGTTTATCAGGAATTAATAATGCTTCCGGAAACTGGTCAGGCGGAAATCCGCCTGGTCAATCCGAAGCGTGTGGGAACAATTGTAGTTAGAGATTATACCGATCATGATGGTATTTATCGTCAATTTTATGATGAACATGGTAATCCAAAAACAACAAGATATAATAAGAAAAAGATATTGAGTTTTTCAAAAATCAATGACTGCTTAGAATATCTTCATGTAAAAGATCATATAGTTTATTGTAAATCTAACACTCCTGTTTTTCTTCCTGTAAATATTCATGCTCAAGCAATTGAAGATGTTGAGAAAATGGACTTAGAAGGAAAAGTTAGAGGGATTATTAGTGAACTAAAAGGTCAAAAGCTTTTTATGTTTGCTCGATTACTTGCTATTCCAGTAAACGTTGCTTCTAGCGAAGCCATTATCAAGAAATTGGTATATGATGCTGTTCGTAAGAATCCAGCTAAAGTATTGGAAGAGTATGAATCTCCTGATAAAGTTTATAAAGAAGTTTTCTTTATGGCAAAGGAAAGTAAGATTATTCGTGAAGCGCAAGGATTATGGTTTTTTAATAATGAACGAATTGGTATTAACCAAGAACAAGCTATTAATTGGCTTAAAATAAATTAAGATTTAATACCATCAATTAATACGCAACTCGGTATTAAAAATACTCAAGGAATCGTGCCAGTACCAGTAGCGGTAGCTCCGCAACCTGTATCTTCATTAGTTGTAAATCCTGATGAAGAGACTGAAAGATTAGAATATGTTAAACTTGCAGAAGAGGCTGTTACCGAGGGAAACCTTGAAGTAGCAATCGAAATGTATGGTCATTCATTGAAAATTAAATCAGTTCCGGCATTCCATAAAAAGGTTAAGGATATGAAGTTAAAACTAGAGGCTAATAAAAAAGAACTTGCTAAAACTGAAGAGTAATGACTATAATTCAAATGCATACCGCCTGTGATGAGTTAATGGATAAGCCAGGTAATCCTTGGTTTAATTCAACTCAAAAAGATTTTTATTTGAATGAGGCTATTGTCGAATTCACTAAAGAAAGGTATGCTCAATTTGAACTTAATGAAAAAAGACGTGAAGACCTTGTTTCATTGGTTCGTAAAAAGTCTTTTACTGTTCCTATAATTACATTGAATAATATCAATGTTCCTAGTTTTATGTACATTCTTGCTTTGTCTGCAAGTTATACTGATATATGCGATAACCAAAGGTCGGCGCCTGTAAAACCCATGAAATGGGATGATTATAACGAAAGCCAACGGGATCCATTTAATGTTCCGGATAATGAAAATCCTATTTATTTAACAAATAATAATGGAACAGTTGATATTATAGATATAAAAGGAATAACAAATTTTGTTAGTGCTGATTTAGTTTATCTTAAATTACCGGTAACGGTTTTAAATGATGAAACAAATCCAACTAATAATGTAAATTGTGATTTACCTTTAGCTACTCATAATGAGATTGTAAATATCGCTGTTCGTAAAATGTTAGGTACTGTCAAGGATCCAAATTATCAAGTTCAAATGAACGAAATTAAAACTGCTAACACATAATTTTCAAAATCAAAAAAATAAAAAATTCTTATGGGAGTTAATATTGGACCAAATCGCAGAGCGATTCTTGCCCAAGGGCACACACCAGCTTTAGCTAGTGGAAAAGTTGATTTATCACCTTCATTTGTAGTTTCTTCAGATTCTCTTTTGGGTGCTGTTTCACATGTTTATGCGGCGGGTACTGCCCGTGTAATTGAAGTAACTTTTGCGGGAACATACGCTGCTGGCGATGTTGTAAAAGTAACTATTGTTGATAATAGTGAAAGCCGTCAAATTTGGAGAAAACAATATCAGTATACTGTTGTTGCTGGCGATAATGTAACTTCAATTGCTAATGCTGTTGAAGCATTAATTAATGCTGATACATTAGCACCTTATACTGCTTCAAATTCTTCTGGTGTTCTTATTATTACTGCTAACCAAACTTTAAAAAACAGTATGGTTGGTTATGTATATGCTGATTCTACTGCAGGAACTATTGCTTATGCAGTAGATGTTGCTGGAACAGTTTCTTCAGGAACTCCAGCTCAAGCAATTGTAGATGGTATTAGTGCTGACTTAATTACTAACTCAACATTCGATGTTGTAGTAATTCAATACAACCCAAGTGCTGACCAAAATTTTACCGATGGAACGGTTGATGGTAAAAGTATGGAACTTGTTTGGTATGGTGATGCTGGAGAAGGTAATGACTTAGCTACATTAATTAACGGACTTTAATTAAAACTTTTTATTTAAAATATGTAACTGGTCGGGAGAAATCCCGACCTTTATTTTTATATTTGCTTACTTGCTAATTTTTAATTTATGGAAAGTCTTAATAGTTTTATTTATAATATCCGTAATAGTCCAAAGGCAGGGCAAGGTAATTCGGATGATAACAAATTAAATCCTCGACAGATTGAATTTTGGATTCGGTATTATCGTGCTTCTATTCTAAAAGAAATGATGTTGAAGAATTTATCAATTGATGCAATCTTTCAACAAGACTTAGGAGTTGTTCCACTTACTGAAGTGGATATGACTGATCAAAATTGTAGCGAATTATTAAAATGGGGATGCAATATTAAAAAAGTAAAAATTCCTGTTCCTGTTATGGGTAGTGGTAATAGTCCTGCTCTTTGGGTTGGTTTTATAAATAAACAAAATCCAATTATTGTAAGTAAGGCTAATCATGTTTTTTTTCGTGAAAAAACACATTTTGGTAAAAACGTTAATCGTTCATTTCTTATTGGTAATACATTGTATGTAATGTTTAAAAATGAATTTAAAAAAACAAAATATATTAATGTTCGTTTAATTGCAGAGCAACCAAAAGATGCTTATAATTATTCAACTGAAGGATGTACCCCTACATGTTTTAATCCAATGACTGACGCTTATCCATTGTCACTTGATGTTTATCAAAAAATTGTAGATAAAATTTTCCCAAGAGAATTAACTATTATTCAATCTTCAAAAACTGACGAAATAAACGATGGCCGGGAAGATACCTAGACAATTTAAGATGAAAGACATCTATGATTATTGTCGAGCAAATAAAATGCTTACGACACAAGATGGTTATGTTTTAAGTCAAGATGAATTTTCAAAGATTATTCATTATTATTATTTAAATGGAATGAAATATTCTATTGAAAATAATGAACCAGTTCGGTTATTTGCAAAAAACTTTTGCTTACCCGTAAAAACATTGTGTACTCATTATTTACCTATTGGTATTGATATGAGTAAATACGATTATAGATTTACTTTTTTATTCCTTTCATGCTCTAAAAAGTTTCGAAACTTTAAATTTAAAACTGCTCCAAGAATTAAAAAATTAATTATGAAGCAAGTTGAATTAGGTAAAGAATATTTAGATATTACAATGGATGGAAATCAACAATACGCACCTCAACAAAAATAATTTATGAGTTTAAATTCACAACAACATGTAAGTATTTATTCGGCTATCGATGCTGCAATGACTTTACTTCAATTAGAAAATCCAAATGAGGTATTGGAAGATTTTGCTCGTTGGGCTTATGAAGCTGAAACAAAAATTGGATCTAGTGATACATATAAAAGATTTGAGTGTGAACTAGAGGTTGAAGATTATCAAGCTTGTGTTCCAGATAATTTTATTTATTTAAATGCATTAAAGATTGGCGAAACATATTTGGATGTAACCAAACGTGATTTTAGAATGTTTAATAAAGCTAAAAGTTCTCCAGTTGTTACCACTCCTGAAAGATATCTTTCCGGTAATAAGATTGTATGTAATCCTGGACAGGCTGGCTCTATTGCCTACGTTTTTTCAGGAGTGTTTTTAGTTGGAGATTTAATTATTCTAACTATTACAAATAATGATTGTGGTAATTTAGTTACAAATAGCTTTCAGCATTTAGTTGTTGGTGGTGAAACAACTCCTGATATTTTAACAGACTTTGCAGCACAAGTAAATGCAATATTACTTCCATATTCAGCTATTGCTGATACAATGGTTTCACGATTAATAATTACAGGTCGTGATGCTACAGTTAATTTTAATTTACTTAGTTCAACAACTTCTATTACTGGAACGATTTCTAATTTAGTTATTCAAAGAAGAGTTGCTCCAAGAGAAGGTGATGATTGTGATACGTGTGATGATACACCATCTATTGTTCCAGCTAAAGGTTCAAATAATCTTGCTAATCGTTCTGCCGTTAATTTAAATAATCAAGCTACAGGTAAACTAAATGTTTTTGGTGGTAGTAATGCTGTTTATTCAATAATAAATAATAAAATTTTTTTTAATACTATTGAGAATGGTAAAGTAGGTATTTCTTATATGGGAATTTATTTAGATGAAGATGGATGGCCAATGGTTAAGAATAATCATATTAAAGCTGTTTCAACATATTTAATTTATATGTATAAGTATAGAGATTTTATTTCAGGAAAAACTCCACAGTATGTCATTGTTCAACTTGACCGTGATTGGACTTGGGAATGTGGACAAGCTCGTGGTAATGATGAAATGCCAGATGCTAATGAATATAAATATCTTGCTAACCAACACATGCAATTACTTCCATTACCAAATAAAAATAATTTCTAATGGCTGAAACAAAAAACTTATTTACTGGCGGTATGCAGATGGACTTGGATAAAATGTTCCAAGCTAAAGATTCTGCACGTATTTCTTATAACGGACGTATAATTACAAATGTTGATAAAACTTATTCTTGGGAAAATCAATATGGTAATGTTGTAGGTTTTACTATTAATCCTGATAATGGAAATGATACTGACCGTTATCTTCCTATTGGTTGGGTTGCTGAAGCCAATTTTGTTATTTTATTTTTAAAATCAAATGTAGGTACCAATTCAGAAATAGGAATGGTTTCATTGGATAAATTTGGTTATGGTATTTATCGTACATTATTTAATGATGTAAATGATGTAAATAATGAATTATTAGAATTTGATACTACTAATGGTATTAAAGCAAAAATAGTTTGGGAAACAGAAAATGCTATTCGTTGTTATTGGTGTGATGGTGTTGCTACTGATAGTAATGAATTGCGATCAATTACACTTTCTTATGATTCATCTATTGGTCCAAGAACAGATGTAAATGCTTATACTTTAGAAAGTGCTTCTGTACATAGTATGAACGTAAATGCTAATTTTCGAATGGGATTAGTTAAGTATGTTCAAAAAATAAATGGCGGTTTACTTTCTGGTGTTTATCAGTATTCTTATAGACTTGGTTTAAATGTAGGATATGTAACTCCATTTGTTCCTCTAACAAAATTTATTTTTATTACTTCTGACCAACAAAATAATACTGATTGGAATCTTTATGAAATGGAAGGTTCTGGTTTAGCTACAAATAAAGGTAATAGAATTCAAGTAAAAGGAATAGATCAAAGATATGATTATATAGAAGTTGCTTATTTGTTTTCAGAAACAAACTCTACTCCTACTGAAGCAAAGGTTTTTTTAAAAACACAAATTACTAGTGATAATATGGAATTTGACCATTCAGGTAATGTTGGAACTCCTTTTATTTATCAAGAGTTTAAAGAATTATTTATTACTTTAAAAGCAAAAACAATAGAAATTAAAGACCAAGTATTATATGCTGGAAATGTTGCTGAAACAAATTTATTTCTTGATCCTGAATTAATTTTTCAAAATCTTGTTATTGAACCTTATTTTAAACAAATGCGTTCAGATGACAGAGTTCCTACAGATTATCCTTTACATACACAGGAAGGAAGTATTACTTCTCCACCAGTAACAAATCAATCAACAAGAACAGGAACAACTACTAAAAATCTTTATGATGGACAAACGGAAACGTATATCATAAATGATGATTATGTAAATTATAAAGGTACACAAGTAGTAAACCTTTATGGTGGAAATTTTCGTGGAGAAACATATCGATTATGTATTATTGCATTTGATTTAAAAGGATTCCCTACTTCTGCTTATCATCTTTGTGATTTTTCTTTTCCAGAACAATATCAAGATGATTATTCTTGGATTAGAATACGTGAAGATAATAGTACAGTTTCTTTTTCGGGAACCGCTTCTAATAGAGCGTGGCCAACAAATAGTTATGGTGATGTTGATTATACTGGTGAAGATACAGTATTAGATGGCGATGATGAATTAGATAATGAAGCATCATTTATTCGTTTATTAGGATTAAAAGTATCAGGAATTGACCTTTCTGCTTATCAATCAAAAATAAGTGGATTTATGTTTGCTGTTTGTGAAAGAGATAAAACTATTTTAGTTCAAGGATTAGTTTATCCTACTCATCGTGATGGTTCTGATTCACGTCCATTTGCTTCTTATCATCAACGTTGGCAAATATCAGGTTCTGATTTTTATGATGTAAACTGTTTTATTGGAAGAGCTGGTGCGCATGGTGATAGATTTTATTCTCGACCTAATTTATTTAATCTGTACGCTCCAGACTGTGATTTTGATTCAAGTCGTATTCCTAAACTTCAAACATCAGATAGATTAAGAATTGTTGGCAGTGCTTGGCAAGGTGATAGTCCAGATTATTCTGTTTATTTTACTGATACAGATCCTGGAGTTGGTCAACAATCTTTACAAAAACTTTATCGTACAAAAAATACATATCTTGATGTTGCTGATTATGCAAATGGATATCCAGCTTATGGTGACCAAACAGACATGTCAAATATTTTTGTTGTAGGAATAAATGGAGAAGTTTCTAATTATTCTCCAGGATTAAATATTAAAAATAGTATTGAGATTTTTGATCATTATAAATATGCAGCTGGAACAGATAATCTTTATGGTGCCGGTAAATGGAATACATTGTTTATTCAAACAGGAAATTGGGGAGCAAGTCCAAATGGACATATGTTTAATTTTGCTGATGATGGTGCTGGAAATACTTCTACATGTGCTTATCAAATTGTAAACTATGTTAGAGATAATTCAAATCCTTATGGTGGACAAAATATTACAGCATTAGTAAATTCTATTTTTTATAATGTAGGTCATTTTATTCCTGTTAATAATCCATCTTTTTCCGATCCGGCTGGATATGTTTATGATAATTGTGAGTTTTGGGGTGGTGATTGCTATTTAGATTATATTGGATTTATGCGAATTTATCCTGAGTATTCAAAAGAAGATGAAATTGATAATAATGATGTTTCGTATGGTGTTGTTTTTCCTTTAGAATCTGAATTTATTCATTCATTGCGACAGGCTGCAACATCTGGTGATCCAATTTATACACATGCTGGAGCAAGACCTAAACGTGAATGGAATGGATCAAGTGTTCCTAATTGGCCTGATGGCTTATTTCATTATTCAGGTAATTCAGAACTCATTGAAGAGTTTAACTTAAATTCTGTATTACTTTATAAAGATGTTGTTTGGCTTTTAGGGGCTTTAGATCCATCTTATGTTTTATCAGATAAATATCCTGCACGATGGAGATATACATTACCAAAAATTTATGGAGATACAACTGATGTTTTTAGAAGATTTCAAGTAAATGATTTTAGAGATGTTGAAGGTGTGTATGGACATATTATGGGTTCCGCTTCTTTGTTTAATCAAATTTATTCACTTCAAGAAAGTGCTGTTGGAAGACTTCGTGCTTCTGATAGAGCAATGATTGAAGGTGCAGTAGCTGGAACATTAAGTACAGGTGTTGGAGATAGATTAGATGGTATTGATTATATTACTACTGATTATGGTTGTCAGCATCAATGGAGTATTATTTCTAGTTCAAAAGCTTTTTATTGGATTGATGTAAATCTTAAATCATTTTTTAGATTTGCTCAGGATGGGATTTTAGATATTAGTAAAGAAAAAAAGTTAAATGATTTTTCTCAATATATTTTACCTCAATTTCAAGGTATTGATAGTCCATATGAAGGCAACGGAATATTAGGATATATTGATTATGATAATGGTGAAGTTGGATGGTCATTTTCTGCTGACCTTACTTTTATAGAAAATCAAGAATTTACTCTTACAAATAATCTTTCTGATTCAAATAGTCTTTATAGGCATCATGTTCTTTGGAATGGTCAATGTATTATGCTTACTGTAGATACTCCTATTACTCCTGGTAATGGAATGTATTTACCAGAGGGAAATACTATTTATGGTTATTTAGATTTGTTTCAGTTTTATATAAAATTTATTGCTGATGAAGATTTAGAAGTTTATACAATGAATTCATTAGGTGTAGTTACATTAATTGGAACATTAACTTCTACTGGTTACTATCGTTTTTTTAGAAATAAAATAGATGAACCTTGGCAAATGGCTTCGGTTATTCGTTTAGAAGGTCATTCTATTTTTATGGGTATAACTTATAATGAAGAAGGAAATTTTGTATCTTCTATTCAACCGGTAAGACCATCGTTTTTCTTTTGGCATAAAAATGCTTTATATGCTACTTCATTTTATGATGTAACTAATAACGATATGTTTTATATGAATCACGGTGATGTTGGTAATTTTTGGAATGGTGAACTTTATCGTGCTTTTGTTAATCCAGTTATTAATGAAGCAGGTGATGTTTCAAAAGTTTTCGATGTAATGCGATTAAATTGCAATAAAAATACTGATATAATAATGGGTAAAGTAGAAATGTATACTGAAAATCAGGGTTATTATATTACATATTTTGGTGACACTAGAAAACAGTATCGTGAAGGAATTGCTTGGATGCCTTACCGTACAAAAACACAAACTGATCGTATGGTTGGTAAAAGTATGGAGGTTTCATTAAGTATTAGTAACTTGCAAAACATTAAAGCAACAATCAGTTCATTAACAAGTGAGTTTAGAATTTCAAACAAAAAATAAATTTTTATGGCTTTATTTGAAGATAATCAACAATTAAGTAAGCAACAGAGATACGATAATCTTACTCAAACCAAACGTGGTGAAGGTAAAGGCATGATGGCTCTGCTTGGTTACAATGCTTTAGGAGAACAAAATGGTTGGGGAAAAATAATGGCCATGAATCCTATTGATACTGGCGCTGGTATGCGTCATCGTATTGCTACTAGTGTAGCTGATGGAACATCTAAAGATATTATGAAAGCAACCCAAGATGAAGCTACAGCTATGGGATGGTCAAAAGCTGCACTTGCTTTTCAAGTTGCTAAAGCTACTGTTCCAGGAGCAAATTTACTTAGTAAAGGTAGTTCTGCAATTACTAAATTACTTGGTGGTGGTGCAGAAGCAAAAGCTGGATTTAATGCTATTCTTGGAGGTGCTGAAAAATTAACAGGAGATTTAGGTGTTGATCCAAAAACAAGTTTTATTTCTAATTTGCTTGGTGATGAAGCTGGATTAAAAGGTGAGTTAAATAAATTGAATGAAAAAGTTGCTGGAAATACAGGAGCAAAAGGTGCTATTGGAAATATGATGTCTGGAAATATTTTTGGTGCGATTGGAAATAGTATTGTTGCTAGCGACAGTTTTTTGAAAGAAGATGACAGAGAGTTAAAAAATCTCACTGCAAATAATACGATTGTACAAACAGATAATTATTTATAATATGCCTAAGTTAAGCCCTAAAGAGTTTTATAAAAAGTATTACCCAATTGTAGCAAAAAGGGTAAATGGAACAGGTATTTATCCTGAAACAGTAATGGCGCAAATGGCTATTGAAACTGGTTGGGGTCAATACGCTCCTGGAAATAATTTTTTTGGTATTAAAGGTAAAGGCCAAATTCAATCTACAAAAGAATTTAAAAATGGTAAAATGGGCACTGAAAATGCTAGTTTTATAACTAATAATTCATTTGAAGATTCATTAGATAGTTATGTTAAATTAATTACTACAAGTCCTAATTATGCTAAATCATTAAAAGCAAAAAACGCTGAAGAACAAATAACATTAATACATGCGGGTGGTTATGCTACTGACCCTAATTATGTAAGTAAAGCTAAATATGTTTGGTCTATTACAAATGATATTAATAAGGATGCTCTTTATCAACAAAAAGGTGAGAATAGTGGTATTAATACTGTAAATGAAATAATGAAAACTGTTGATGGCACAGTTAAAAGTGTCAATTCAACTGGTAATGAAGCTTTTAAATCAAATGCTGAAAAGTATGGCAAATTTGCGGGAGATTTAAAAGTTAATTCTGACATTGTAAATAATTCAAAGACTACTGCTAATAAAGAAATAACTACTGCTAATAAAGAAATAGAAACTAAGGTTGCTGATAAAATAGAAACTAAGGTTGCTGATAAAATAGTTACTGAGTCAAAACCTGAACCAGAATCAAAAAAAGTAACTAATAAAAAAGCTAAAACTGAAATTATTTCTGTTACATATTTAGACCCAAAAAAAAATGGTGGTGGACCTGACACTTATCGTATTAAATATAAAACAAGTGATGGTGTTGAAAAATCATATACACATAGTCCTCAAAAACCTATATTTAAATATGATGAAGAAGGTAATTTGTATAGCATTAATCAAGATGAAAATGGTAATTTTGGAATGCGTATTCCTTCAATTGGAAGTGAAGAATTTAGTGGTGTACCTGTAGATTTAGCTTCAAAAAAACTTACTGATATTCCTCCTGCTGAAAAAAATAAACCTGTAACTGTTTCAGAAAATAAATCTGTAACTGTTTCAGATAATAAACCAATTGTTGATTCAAAAGGATTAGAAAATAATAAAACTATGAGTAATACAAATAAAACAGAATTATTATCTGAAAAAATAAATGATGATGGTAAAACAAAAAATATAAAGGTTAAATTAATTGATGGAACAATTAAGCAATATAAAATTGACAAAGACAGTCAATTTGTTCCTATTGGTTATGGTGGATATATTTTTAGTGATGATACCGACCATCATTATAAAATTCCTAGAGATAAAGATGGATCATTAAGTTATCATTCAGGTGAAAATGCAAGATTTAATAAAATTTATAAAGAAGAAGCTAAATATGTAAATGAAAAAATTAATACTGAAAAAGTAACAGAAGCAGATATAGAAGCTATGCAATCTATTATGAATTTAGATTTAGCTTCAGGTCAAGAAAAAGAAGATATTTTTAACGATCTTAATAATGATTTTTTTATTCCTATAAAAACAAAGTTTGAAGAAAATCAAAAAAACAATAGTGAAAAAGAAATTAAAAAATTAAAAGTTAAAATGGCTACTTTAAAGCCTGATGATCCTGAACGACAAAAAATTGAATCTACTATTAATGAACATCAAACTTTTATTAATGAAACAAATAAAACTAATTTTGATTGGGGAAGTCCTAGTGGATATCAAGAGTTAAAAAAACAATTTGATAATTGGTCTAAAGAAATAAAAGGAATAGATGGTAATTCAAATTATGCCAATGGACAAAATCCTGATGGCACAAGTAGTAGTGGAAGTGCTTCTGTTAGGGTTTCTACTACTACTCCTGGAACTGCTGAGGCTGTTGGTGGACCAAATACTTCTGCTGTTGTTGATGAAAAAGGTATTGCTAATGACATGACTTATACTGAAGGTGGTGAAGTAATATTTAAAAATAAACCTACAGATAAAGAAGCGCTTCAAAAAAAGATTGATGAAGATAAAGCTACTCTTGATACTTTAAAAAATTATAAAGAAAAAGAGTTTGAATATGCTCCAGATGCACAACCAAAGCGTGATGCTCTTGGTTATGGTATGGATTTAGCTCGTGTAGTTATTGGTATGAAAGGGGCAAATAAAGAACTTCCTACATATAAACAAACCGATGAGTTTCAAAAATATATTAATGATGCTACTGCTCGTAAAGATATGGGTATGCTTCCACAAGTAAAAGATTATTATCAATCACAAAACGAACTTGGATATGCTTACGATGTAAAAAATATTGCTCGTCTTGCGGGTGGTTCAGCGGGTAATGCTATGGCTAACCTTGGTCGTGCCGCCAATACTTTCCAAGAAGGAAATATGAAAATTGCAGCACAAGATGCTTTAATGCGTAATCAAAATTGGAGTCAATTTGCAACTGCTGCCAGTGCTAATGAACAAATAAATGTAAATCAATTTCAAAATACTTATAATCAAGCAATGATGGACAAGACAGCGGGTGCTGGACTTGTTGCCGATGCTTTAACAAATATTGGTGATAGAAATCAATTTGAAAATGCTTATGGTAAAGGTTCTCAAATGTATGAATATCAAAAGTATTTAACTGAAAATGTTGCTTTAGATAATCAAGCATTAAAAGATGCTTCAGCAAATATGCGTGATCGTTCAGCTAGATTTATAGAAGATGAAATTACAAAAAACCAACAAGAATTAGATAGAGCAAATTCTGCTTCTGTAATTACTGCAGAAGGTTCAGATTATAAACCATTACCTGAAAAAGCTAACGAGCAACTATATTCTCCCGAATCAATGAATGAATATAATTCTGGAATTATTAATAATATAACAAGTCAAGAATTAAGTCCTGATGGAACAAGAATTGTTGGTCAAAGTTCAATGACTGCAATGACTCCTGAACAAATTGCTTCACAATCTAAAACAGGACCATTTGCTAATGGTATGAATGTTGACCAAATAAAAGCAATGGCTCAAAAAGGTGAACCTATTTATAGTTCAGTTGTAAATACTCCACAGTTTACAAAATCAAAAGAAATGATTACTCAAAAATTAGATACGCAAATTGCTGACCTTAATTCTCAAATGGCAAATTCAGACAATGAAGAAGCAAATTTAATAACAAAAGCAAAGATTAATTTAGTAAAAGAAAAGCGTAAGGAATTATTAGATAAATTAGTGGCCGAACAAGAAACATGGGCTGACACGCAATTTGATAAAGAAACACAAGATTTTATTGGTTCTGGTGAAAACGCACCTACTTATGATTGGTTAAATAAAGAATTAGGAACTGATACAGGAACTGATGATAATTCAGAAGTAATTAAAGATTCTGAAATCCCTGTTGTTAATGATAAAACTGATGCTGATATTAAAAAATCAGTAAAAGATTTAAAAAAAGAAAAAGATGTAGAACTTGATTTAGGTCTAAGGACTGACAAAATGGATAATGAAATTAAAGAAAAAGTTTATCAGGGAATAATAAAGACAGATTATCACAAAAAAGATATAGCTGATATTATTGCTAAAAAATATCCTAAACGTAAAGAAGAAAGGTTATTAAAGGCTTTAGATAATGAAGTAAAAAAACGAGTAAGTGAACAATACGAAAAAGGATGGGAAAAAAATTAAATCAATCGAATAAAAAAACAAGAAGTTAATAAAATTAATTATGGCAGATTTTGGACTTTATTCCGCACTTAGATATAAAGATGATTGGCAATCAAAACGTGCTGACCAACAGGTTAATACTCAAGCTTTAGAAAGACATCGTGCTGCTTTAGATAATGATTTAAAGCAACGTCAAGAAACTGAAGCTCGTATGACTGAAATGTTTGATACTCTTGCAAACATGGATGTTCTTACTGAAGACCAAGACAGAGTTAAAGCTATTGAGGCTGATGCTCGCAAAAAGATTTATGCCGGTGTTGCTAAATACAATGGTGATTTAAAAAGATATGTTAATGTAGGTGGTATTTCAGATTTATCTGATTATCGTAATTCTGTATTACAATCAAAAGAAGTTAAAAATGCAATCACTAACAAGATGAATCTTGGTTTATTTTTGGATGCATCTAGTAAAGGAATGTATGTAAAACCTTTAATGATGGAATCGGAAGTTGTCGATCCTATTACTGGAGAAAAAAAAGTTGTTCCTAAACAAGTAAGTTTTGAAGACCAATATAAAATGTTTAAAGAAGGTAAGATTGACCAGTTACAATTTAATGGTGCAGAAAAACCTGCTGATATAAGCATGATGGATTTTAAAGCAACAATGAAAGACCATACTAATCCTTACTCTACAAAAAATATTGTAACTGCTTCGGAAATTTATACAGCAGCTATTGGTAAAGGAGTAAGTAAAGAACAAGCTACACAATTATCAAAAAATTATACAGATATGGTTAATCAAGGTGGTGAAGTTTGGAGATGGGGAGCAAAAGATATGGATGATTACAATTTGAATGCTTATAATGCTCAAACAAATCGTATGAATGCTACTACAAGTAGAATGACTGTTGAACAAAAAATGAGAGCTGATATGGCTGCAAGTCAGGAAAATCAAATGGGCAACCAATGGGCTACTTCATTACTTCAAATGTCTGATGGAGAAGTACGGCCTATTGAACCCGATATGAAAACAAATAAATTAATCGATGTAATGATTGGTTTAAATCCTGCAACTGAAGATTCTGATGGTTCTGTTCCTGCTGGACAAAAATATAAAGCAGATCCAAATAAAACTTATTTCTTTCAAAATGGAGAAAAAGTTGATCCTTCAGCTGTAAATGCTCTTTATGTTTTAGATTATACTCGTTATGTAAAAATAAATGGACAACCTTGTGTTGAATTAACTACTATTGGTGATGATGACACACATCATGAAGGAATTTCAACTTCTACTTTAGGTGTAGATTATATTTCTACTTTAGGTCAAAGTAGAGGATTTACATATACAAATACAAATATTGGTGGTGGTGTTTATACAGGTAAAATTTATGTACCTATTACTGAATTTTTAAATGATGCATCTTCTGTTCAAGGTATTAATAAGAAAAGAATGCTTGTTAATTCTAAACATGAATATACTGCTCCAAGTATGGGCAATATACAACAACAACAAATGGTAGGAGATTATTATAATAATGGTACTATGAATGCAAACAATACTACTCAAGGTTTAATTGAAACAGGAAAAAGAAAATGATAGAACAAAATGAAAATGGTTTACCAGTATTAAATACTGGTACATATTATCAAGGATTAAAAACAAGTCCTGAACAAGCTCGTGTTGAACAACAAATGAATCAAAATATGATTAGCAATGACGTAGAGCTTATGGCTATGCGTGATGTTATTCAAAGAGAAATGCCAGGAATGCAATTTGGTTTTTCAGAAGATTTTGTTCAAGAACGTGGTTTAAATAATCAAGGTGCTTTAATGGATTTTATGAGTGGCTTTTACAATGCTGGTGTACAAGCTGTAGAAGGTATTACTGCTCTTCCGGGTGCTATAGGATTAATGGCTGGTGCTGGTGAAGGTAGTTGGGCTGATAAATGGGTAAACAATGTAGATAAGTGGGCTGATGGATTAGAAATAAATTATTCTGATGCTGGTCAAAAAGGAATTTTTGGTGGCGGTGGAATTGCGGGATTATGGGCTGGATTTGGTAATGGTATTGGTACTGTTGCTACAATAATGCTTGGTGGCGGTGCAGCTAGTAAATTAGCTGGTGGTGCTTCTACAATAGCAAAAGCGGGGCAAGGAGTAAGAGCATTAGATGTTGTAAATAAAGCTGTAAATACTTCTAAATGGAGTACTCGTGTTGGTGGATTTATGACAGGTACTGCTCAAATGTACCCAATGGTTTATGATGAAGCAAGAGCCGCTGGAATTGAACCAGGTGATGCAATGAGATATGCAATGTCTGTTGCTGGATTAATTTCTACAACTGAAGTTGTAGGTTTAGAATGGATTGGTAATAGTATTTCAAAACCTATTTCTCAAAAAGCCGCTAGAGAATCAGTTCGTGAAACTTTACTTGAAGCTTCAAAAAAAGGTCTTACTGCAGAAACATTAACTAATACAATTCCTGTTTCATTAAAAGGTTATGCTAATAAAATGAGGGCTTATGGTCCAAAAATTTTTGAAGGTATGGCTGTTGAAGGCACACAAGAATTTGCACAAACTTATATTGAAGAAGGTGCAAAAGAAATGTGGAATGCTACTTTAGCAAATGAAAAAAATAAATTTCAAGGTCCAGGTATTGGTTCTTGGGATACGTTTTTAAAAGCTGTTGAAGGAGGTTTAATTGGTGGACTTGTTGGAGGTTCTATGGGCGGTGGTGGAACATTTTTTAATGCAAAACTTTTAGGTCGTGGAATTCAAGGAGAATCAGCATATAACATTGTAAAAACTGATGTTGAAAAAGGTTCATCAAAAAATGTTAGTGCATTAAAAGGAATGGTTTTAAAAAGTCAAGCAAATGGAGATTATACTCAGGATGAAGCTTTAAAAATAAATACATACATTGATGATATGTATAAGTTTGCTGTTTCTACTAAAGGAATTCCTTTAATGGATGGCATTTCAAATTATCAATTGTATCAGTTATATCAAACAGAAAATACAATTAAAAACACAGAAGAATTACAAGGAGCAAGAATGCTTGTTGATAATCCTGTTTTAAGTAAATCATATAAAGTTCGTAAAGACAAATCTAAAGCTATTACTGCTCAATTAAGTAGTGAAATGGAAACGATTATTGAAAAAGGTAAGGCTACTGGTAATCGTGAAGAGTTTGATAAAAAAATGAATGGTTATATTCGTTTGTATGATAAAGTTGCAAAAAATAAAATTACTTCAGATCAATTAGCTACTGAATTAGAATCATTAGCTTACAATAAAGAAGCTGCTAAACAACGTTCAGAAAAACTTGCTCCACAAACAAAAGAACAGAAAGCCCAAGGAACAACGAGTGCTGATGAATTTATTACTATAAAAGGACAGAAGGTTTCTAAGAAGTTTGTTGATGACAACAACTTTGAAGATGTGATGAACGATGTAAAGAAAAATGTTGTTGACCAAACTGATGAAGCGATAAAGGAAAAAGGTAAAAAGGAATTAGAGGCTAAATATGGTATTTCTTACGATGCTTTGGCTGAAATGTATGATGATATGCCAACGGCAGAGAAAGAGTGGAATGATGCAAAGCAAAAGAAAGCTGAACCAAAAGTTATTACTGCTCCAATAGAAAATTTTGTTCCTACTGAAGATTTAAAAACAAAGGATGAAAAGATTGTTGATGAAATTGTAGAATCAATTAAAGCGGGAAAAGAAATTGAATCAATTGAAACCATTGAAACCAATGATGGTAAACAACATATTATTGATGGACATCATAGATACCTTGCATATAAAAAAGCGGGAATAAAAAATATTCCATTTAAAGAAGCGAGTAAAGAATCGATTGAAAAGTGGGAAGAAAAAAATAATTCTTATAAAGATGCTTCCGATTCATCACTTGATATGGCAATTAAAAAATTGTCTGAAACTAAAAATCGTACTTCAGAAGAAGATTTTTTTCTTTCTCAGGCTAAAGAAGAAAAAGCAAGGAGAGATAAGAAAAAAAATGTTGCTCCTAAAAATAAATATTCTGATTTAGTTGATAAAACTGTTTCTGAAAAAGAACTTGATGCTATTACTGACCAAGCAACAAAGGAAAATTTATATACTCCTGAGTTGATGAATGAAATAGCTAAAAAGCGTGAATCATTTAAAGAAAAAAATGATAATTTAAAATCTTTATCCGAAGAAGAATTAACTGAAAAAATTTTTGAAAAAGAGAAAGAGATTTATAATTTAGGTGCAGAGCCAAATGTTTTTAAATTAACTCAAAAAACTAAAGAATTAAATGAGTTAAAAAATGAACGTGATTCAAGAAATAAAAAAATAAAACCTAAAGAAGAAATTAAGTCAATTGAAGAAACTGTTGGTAAAAAAGTAAATTATAGAGGGCAAGAAGGAACTTTAATTAAAGAAGACGATGGTACTTATGGTGTTGAAGTTGGTAATCGTATTTATGATTTAGGTAAGGATGGCAAACAAACATTGTCTGGTCTTGGAATTACAGAAACAGTTGAAGTTAAAAAAGAAACTGTTGTTCAAAAGAAAAGAAGCTCACGTAAAAAACAAAAACAATATTCTGTTAAGGTAACTGATGAGAATACTGTCGAAGTTGATGGTGAACAATATCAAATACAAACTGATGAAAAAGGAAATATTATTTCATTAAAAAATGATAAAAGAACCATTCGTCAGGAACAAGCTTTAGTTGATGCAGAAATTCAAAGAAATCGATTAGACTTACAAAAAGAAATTCCTGAAACGATTGAGCAAGTTAATGAGCAAATAGTTGAACAAGGAGTTAGTAAAAAAGAAATAAACGATATTGATAGCATGATGGAAGCTGGATTAACTAATCAGCTTGCTTCGTTATTAAATGAAGGTATTCCAGAAAATATATCCGAATTTAATACAGAATTTATACCGGAAGATTTATTAGAAGAATTAAAAGCATACATTAAAGCAAAGTTAATTCGTATCAATCAATCTTATCCTAATAGTGATTATGCTCAAGCAATAAAAGAAACTTTAATTGAATTACAAAAACAAATAATTACTGAATATGAAAACGAATTTGAACAATCCGAAACAGAAACTCCTACTGAAAATAAAACAGAAAGCACTGAACAAATTACTGAAAAAGAATTTGATGAAAAAAGAGATGAAATAGTAAAAAATATTCAAGGATTTGGTGTGGATGTTGATTATTTTGAAGATATGCCAAAAGTATTAGTAAATACAATGGATAGAATAGATTCTAATATTCCTGTTGATCCACAAGCATTAAAAGAGTCTTCTGATTATTTATATAATAAATATCAGGATTTTATTTTAATGAAATCAAATCCTGAGCGAATGCTTACAATTGAACAAATAAATAATATTATTAGTCAATTAGAAGAAGATATTACAAAAATTGATAATTATTTAACAGAACAAAAAACTAATGACTCTCAACCGAGTTTGCAAAATGAGTCTGTTGATAATCCTCAATTAGACATGTTTCCTTCGGATAAAAAACTTAAACAGTTAATCAAGCCGAATGAAAAGGTTAAACCAAAAGAACAGCGTGAGTTTACTTCTCAGTCTTCCATCGATACATTAATCAGTGAAAATCCTGAATTGTATTCTCGTATATTAATGCACTTCCAAAAGATATTCCCAGGTGTTCCTGTTCGCCAACTCAAAGAAGCTTTGCGTAAAGCCGGACCAAGAACAATCGGTAGATTAATTGAAGGAGTAATTGAGATTGACCCAAAGAACGCACGTCAATCAACAATCATCCATGAGTACGCACATATTTTTGTGGAGTTACTTGGTAAAGACCATCCTTGGGTTAAAGCGGGATTAAAGACCGTTGAAGGAACTCTTTATGACCAGTGGGCAAAAGAAACCTATCCTGATAAAACTCGTGAAGAGCAACTAGAAGAAGCGTTGGTACAAGCTATCGCTGAAACTTCTCTTGATTCATTGAACCGTAATTTTAATAATGGTATGCTCGGTAAATTTATGGATTGGTTATCGAGATTTTGGAATAAGGTGAAAGCATTGTTCCCTAAAACTCTCGCTCCCGATGTCATTAAATTACTTTCCGATACAATGACTTTTGCTAATCAGTCAATCAATGTTCCTATTGGAAGATTGGCAGGAACAAATGCAGAGATGCGTATTAATACTGACCAAAAATCTTTGATGGATGTTGGTGTAAATAGTATGATGCTTCGTAGAATTGAAATGATGTACAACAATGATTATATAGGACAAGATATTAATCCTCGTGATCCAAGTGTATATTATCATTTTGCTTTATCTGAACTTAGAAAAACTTTTGAAAGAGAATTTAAGGATGATCCAAAAGGAACAATTCAAGGTTTTAATAATATAAATTATGTTCCTACTGGTGATGAAGTAAAAGACCAGAATGCTTTTAATATGGCATTTATGTCAGCCAATCCACAAGTTAATGAAAGGCTTTCTCGTGCTGCAACTAATATAGCAAATTCAAATACTGAAATTAAGTTTGATGAAGATGGTAAGGATGTAATTGCAAAGGATAGTGCTAGTGCTGTAAAAAGATTAAGAGCATTAAATGATACTATTACTTCTGTTATTAATTCATTGGTTGATGATGAAGGTCATTTAATTGGTAAGGATAATGTTACAAAATACATTACTGATATTAACCAACAAGGATATGATTTGGTTGAATTGATTAATGAGGATGCTAGAAATAATGGAACTATTGAGTCTGTTCGTTTATCTGAATTATTTAAAGAATTAGAAAATACTCCTGATGTTAGACAATCATTTATTACGGAATTACATTCTCTTGCTCAGGAAAAAAGCAATGCTCACATTATTGAAAATAAGGAAACTGTTATTTTTCGTTCTCCTAATGAAGCTGAACTTGAATCAGGTGAATATTCAGAAGGTGATACAGTTAAAGATACTGTAATGCTTCCTCGTGTATTTTCTAAAATTCAAAATAAAAATGAGAAAATTACAAGTGCAGTTACAGATGTAATGAATCAACTAAAAGAATTCAAAAGTGATTTTAAAACATATTTTAATGAAGTTATTAGTAAAGTAGAAAAATATTTTTTAATCAAGGATAATGGTATTATGGAAATTCGTCCAAAGGATAAATTTTTACCAAAAGATAAACAATTAGAACCATTAAAATATTATGATAAAAATGGTTTAACTGATACTCAAATTGAAGAAGTTTATGATTATTTAGAAAATAATTTTAAAGAATTTATTCAAGCAATAAATGATATTCTTGCAAGTAGTCAAATTAAAATTACTCCTGAGTATATCAATAATAATTTACTTGGAAAAATTCCAGCTGGATTAAAAGAATCTAATCCATTAGAATATAAAAGACAAGTTATTCAGAAAAAAACAAACATGATGTCTGATATACTTCGTGTTGTTAAAAATGTAAATAGATACAATGGTGAAAAGCCAGATATTCAGTCTTACATAAAAGGTATTGTTGAGGCTTCAGATAGTATAAGTGAGTTATCAGCTGGATTTATTAGTGTGACTGGAGCAAATAAACCATCTATTTCATTAGGTGATTATTTATCTGATATTTCTCGTTTGATACGAACAAATTTAAAACACCAAGCAGAAATGCTTAAAAACAAACTATACAAAAATAATCCAATAGTTAAAAAGATTATTGAAGGTAAGTTTGGATATCAAATTTTAGATGGTGTAGATAATATTGAAACAAATAAATCTAGAGAATACGGCAAGTTTACAGAAACAGATATGTTACTAAATGCACTTATCAATTATTCTGTTGGCTCTGAAACCGAGTATCAACAAAATCCAATGATTAATGCTGATCGTGATATGATGTTTACTGTTTCAGCTACAAGATATACTACTGATGAACAGTTAAAAAATGAATTGAATAATATCAAATCAAACCTTCAGGAGTTATTAGATAAATCAAAAAACAAAGCAAAGACTATTGAAACAATTAAAAATACTTCTCTTTTTGATGTTGTTAATGGTAAAGTTTTAAGCCCTTACGATAAAGGAGTTTATAGTAGAAATGATTTAATAAAAAATTCTATTGATTCTATTAAACAGGTTTTGAAAAATACAAACATGGAACAAACATTTACTGCTATGTTCATGAATAAAAATTCAACTCTTGATTATAAGAAAACTGTTGACGGAAAGGTTGTTCCTAATATTGAAAAAATTATTGGACACTTCCTATTGAATGATACTATTAATCGTATTTACGCTACCGATATTTTAATTGGTCAAATGGCTGATTATAAAAATACATTTGATGTAATTAAACGTGCTGGTGGAGCAACAAGTAATGGAACATTAGTACAAGTTCCAGATGTAATGGTTATTGTATTAGATACGGAAGGTCTTTCTGATTCAATGTCTATTAATGGTTCTCATTTTGCTGATTTTATTAAACAAATGATTGGTGAACTTGATACTGTTGGATTGAATATGAAAGATGTTGTTTTTCAAGTTCAACCTGACGGTAAATCATTGTTCTTAAAAATGTCTTCATTAAATACTTTTAGAAAAGGAGATACAACTTCTTTAGCTGAATTAAATGGAAATACCGATTCTGAATTTAATTATAAAAATATTGGTGATGCTATTATTAAACTTGAAAATTTAATTGAACAAAAAACAGGAAAAAAACAAAAGATTAAAATTGTAGATAGTAAGGCTGTAAAAGGAACTCAACAAGTTTCTAAAGAAAACATTATGACATTAAAAGATTTTATGGCTAATGTAAATAATGGAAATGTTGATGCTATAAATAAAACATCGATGACTACTGATTTTAATGGTTATCGTATTCCTTTTAATATGACTAAAAATATTTCTGAAAAAGAAATTGATAAACAAAAGTCTGTTGCTTCTACTCAGTTATTAAAAATTCTTCAAAGTTTTTCTACCAATGAAGATAATACTGCTTTTGAAAATAGTATTGTAGAAACATTACTTTCTAATCTTGGTGTTCCAAATGGAGAAGGTATTTCTAAGTCTGATACATACAAAGATCTTAATAGTAAAACAAACTTTATTAAAAAGATGCTTGATGATTCTGGTGATAGAAAAGATTCTCAGATAACTAAGTTAATGCGTGAGATTGTTAAATGGAATGAAACAATACAAGCACAATTAAATGATGCTTATAAAATAAAAAATGATAAAAATTCTACTGAACAACAAATTAAAGATGCTAATCAAAAGATTTCAGAATTAAATGATGAGTTTGCTTATACGGCTGACCATCCTAAAATGAAACATATTATGGAGCAAATGGTAGCTTCATCATTACATCGTGATGGTATTCGTTTAGAAATTCCTGGACAGTATTTACACAACATTCCTAATTATAGTTCCGATTTAAAATGGTATAGAAATGAAAATGGTAAACAAGAGTTTCCAGAGGTAGGAATGCCTTGGTCAATGTTTGGCAAAACTCGTGAAGAGGCTGAGGAAAATTTAAAAAACAATCCATCTCTTCGTGATGTTTCTATTGTTCGTGTTCCCGCTTCTGGTCCAATGTCAGCATTTAGAGGTCGTGTAAAATACCTTATTGATGGCGATTCAAATACATGTATTCTTCCAAAAGAATTTATGGATAAAGCTGGTGCAGATAACGATGGTGATAAAACTTTTGTTTATCGTAGAGATATTGATAAATCAGGTACAACAAAAGATTCTGCTGCAAATAAAATTGTAGATTTCTTTTTAAATCAAATGTCAAAACCTGAATATATTGAACAGGCACAAACATCTGTTGATTCAAATGAATTTAAAGAATTTTTAGAACAAGCTGAACTTTATAATGACAATTCTTATACGGTGAGTAATCCTGTTGATATGGCTACCACTCAGTCTAAAATGAACTTTGCTCAGGATGGTATTGGTGTGGCTGCTGTTGGTATGAAAATGATGAATGTACTTTCTCAGGTAGGAGCTAAATTAAAATCACCTATTGGTTTTAATTATGAGTTTGATGGTAAAAACAGAAAGTTTAGTACAAATAAATATCTTTCTGATTTTACAAGAAAACAGTTTAAGGATATGGCTTTGTTTGTTCAGGCTATTGTCGATATGATTAAAGATCCGTACATTTTAGGTATGGGTGTTAATCAAAATAATTTGGGTGTTGCTTCTTTGCTTTTACAATTAGGTGTAGATAACAAAAGTATTACTGGATTTTTAACCGATCCTGCTATTGTAAGATATCAAAAGATGGTTGATGAATCAAATAATATTTATTCTACTAATTATAGTAAATCTCCTAAAACTATTTTGGAAGAGTACGTTAAAAAAATGGAAGGAAAGGATATCAGTAATCAAAGAACTAAAGCTGTTCTTTTTGAAGCTGGACTTACTGAGCCTATATTTGATAGTCTTCCTCCAGGAACGTATCAATTTAATGGTAAAAGTTATAATGTTTATGCTGTTACCGTTGATGGAAAAACAGGATATAAACGAGCTGAACTTATTTCTGGTGAAGAGCAAAAGGATTTGGATATAATTAAGAAATTTGTAGAATTACAAGCTATTGCTTCTGATGTTTTTGATTTATCTTCTATTGTACAAATGGATGGTAGTTTACCTAACAGTAGTTTTGAAGCTCGTCAGAAGTTTGAAAAAATGGAAAGCATTAAAAAAGGAAATTCTAAAATTAATACAGGAACATTTTTTGAACGTCCATTATTTAATCATTATTACAATGTTTTAAAAGCTGAAAATGATTTATACAAGAATAGATTTATTACAAACATTGATGAAATAAATTCTATTAATGATGAGATTAAGACTAATTTCAAAATGCCAGAGGACAAAATTAAAAAACAGATTGATCGTGTGTTTTTAAATATTCTTTTTCAAAAATTTATGAATAAAGAATTTCAAAGAATAAAAAGAGTTCTTGGTATTTCAGTTAAGCCTATTGAAAATAGTAAGCAGTTTATTAATCGATTATCGTCAATGGTTAATATTGCTCAAAAGATGGCTAAAGGTAAAGAATTTGATGTTCTTGATTCATCTGGTGAACCAATGGTTGCTGGAGATATTGGTTTTAATGAGATTTCAAATGTTATTAAAGAAAACAATAGTGATACTGGCAAATTAAAAAGAGTTGCTTTAGAATGGCAGAATTCAGGTAATATTGCTTTTGAAGAATTAGTACCGGCACTTAATAAAAATATTGAGTTTTTAGAAACGTTGCCAGCCGATATTAAAGCTATTGGGGATAATTTATTTATTCAATCTTTACAAGTAGAAACAAAAACAAATAAGTCTGGTGAACAAATTACTTTGATTAAACCAAGAAATGATTATTATTCTGCTTCACAAACTTATAGAGAAATGGTTCAAAAAGCATTTACTGAATTACCAATGCCTGTGCAACTTGAATTATTACAATATCAAATTTTACGTCATGGTATTTCAGATGCTAGAGGAACATTATTTGATATGATACCTTATCGTGATTTAAAAAATACTCAGATTGGTCTTGACCTTAGTAAATTTATGAAATACAATACTGTTAAGCATAATAAGATAAAAGATAAAAATGCTTTTGGTAAAAGTTTTTTAACTAAGAATATGCCTATTCTAAAGAAGAATGCTATACTGTCTTTACAATCTAAATTAAACAACTTTAATTTGAATAAAAAGGTTTATAGTAAGTATGCTGATTCAAAAGGAAACATTAGATTGAAATCATTAATGAATTCTTCTCAGATGAGAGATTTTGGAAGTGGTCAATATTCTAATGAGCAATTATTAGAACTTGTAGGAAAAACAATATCTTCAATGGATTATAAGTCGTTCTTTAATTTTGCTAATGCAAATAATCCAACTTCATTTAATCTAACTATTGATGGTAAAAAAATTGCTTATGAAGTAAATATGGAAGCGATTAAATCATGGTTAGAATCGGCTCCACGTGATGCTAATGGTTCTTTGACTGAATC